CTAGGGTCAACAATTATAATCTTTTACGTTGCAAACTCAAAGTAAAATTTGTTATCAACGGCAATGGTTTTCACTACGGTCGCACACTTGTCTCTTATGTACCCAATTTGGGTGCTGTTGCTGGGAGACCGCAACCTGTGATTCCTTCTGATGATCAATCTCGTCTTATTCAATTATCCCAATTACCTCATATGCACCTTAATCCAACCACTAATGAAGGTGGAATTCTTGAGTTGCCATTTTTCTGGCACAAGAATTGGTTCCACGTTGCTGGTACTCCCGATTGGGAGAATGGTGCTGTTGGCTCAGTCTCGGTCAAATCGTTTGGACCTTTGTCGCATGCTAATGCTGGCAGTGACCCGGTCAATATCATGGCTTTCGCATGGGCTGAAGACGTGCGTTTGTGTATTCCGACGCATGTTGAATCTCAGTCTGACGAATATGGCAAAGGTATTGTTGGACGCATCTCTTCAGCAACTGCTTCTGCTGCTGGTTCACTCTCTCGTGTGCCAGTAATCGGGAAGTATGCTAAGGCTACGGAGCAAATGGCACGGAAATTAGGTCATGTTGCATCCATTTTTGGATTCTCTCGACCTATAGTCCTTAATGATCCTAGTTATATGCGTCCTACATATGCTGGTAACTTAGCCAACACTGATGCCCCAGAAACTGTTCGTAAACTTACGTTCGATTCCAAGCAAGAATTATGTGTTGACCCACGTACTGTTGGTCTTGGGGACAAAGACGAAATGTCCCTCGACTATATTCTTCAGAAGGAAAGTTATCTGGGAACTATGGTGTGGGAAAATTCCTATGCATCTGATGCTCCTCTTGGCTCCATAGCTGTTAATCCTATTGCCGGTTCATTCACAGCAGGCGGTGGTGATGGCCGCACTATTCTCCCTATTTCATTTGCCTCACTTCCTTTCCTCCATTGGTCTGGTACAATTATCTACCGATTTCAGATAGTTGGATCAAACTTTCATAAGGGTCGACTCCGTTTTATTATCGATCCTAATGAAGCAACCTTTAGTAACCTTTCTACCTTTAATACCTCCTATACACGCATTGTAGATATTAGCGAGGAGCGAGATTTTGAGATTTGTGTTTCTTGGATGCAACCTGAGCCGTACAAGCGTGTTTTCTCAATAACCAATGCTACTGCAACTTATGATTTTGCTAGTGGTACTGCTGCAGGAAGCCCGCTTTTCACTAATGGATCTATTTCTGTTAGTGTATTGAACACACTGACTTCACCTGCTAGTGTGCCAATTGATCCGGTTCAGATTTTGGTCTCTGTGCGAGCAGGGGATGACTTTTGTCTTGCAAACCCTTCTGATGAGAAAATTCGATATTTGTCTCTTGCACCTGATCTTCAGTCTCAGTCTTTTTGCATTGAGTCACAATCTGATGATGTATCGGATAAGTCGAAGGGGGAGATGGCTCCCACGTCTGAAGTATGTGTAGGCGAATCTAATGACAAAGCGCACACTAAAATGAATGTTTTCTTTGGTGAGCGTATCGTTTCTTTCCGTTCTCTTCTTAAGAGATATCATCTCTTGCAGGGTTTTGGTCTCACGAATTCGGCGCGCACAGATTCCATTGCTTCTCGTGTACTTACTCTCTCTAATTTTCCATATTATAGAGGCTTTTTCACTGATGGCATCAATGATGCATTAGTTGGTGTAGCTTCAGTACCCTATAATTATACTAATACTACTTTAATTAATTACTTAACACCTGCGTACGGTGGTTGGAGAGGTGCAATACGTTATAAATACTTGTTATTGCCCTACTCTGCTACCGAACATCACGCCACTCATTCCGTATCTCGGTTTCCTGAATCATCAGGGTACAATTCTGTGAATTTGTTATCAGTCGGTTCTAGCCCCAATACATCAGCCCGTAATATGCTTCGTCAAGATACTGGCTGGTCTGGCATGACTGTGTCACCTGCACACACTCAAC